CCTGGTTTTTCAGCCAGTATCTCACATCCTGCTGCGCAGGTGATCTAATACCAATACTCACACAATGATTGGCGTCCACCAACCCTTCTTCAATGGCATTTCTCAGCCATGTGCCGTGGCCATATTTCTCACCAAAGTGGTCCTCCCAGGTATCGCAGTGTGCATCAAAATGCACCATGGCCATGGGTCCCACCTGCTTGTGTAGGCTTCTCAAACAGGCCAGTGTGATGCTGTGATCTCCTCCCAGAGTGATCACATGCTTGTGCTGTTGCACAAACTGACTATGATGATTTTGTATGGCAGCAAGAGCCTGGTTGACATTGCCACTCACAATACCCATGTCCCCAGCATCACCCACCATACCATCAAAGCTGGCTGGAAACCACTCATGTTCTCCATCACACAGCATGAGGCTGGCGTCACGAACAGCACCAGGCCCCATCCTGGACCCGCTTCTGAAGGTGGTGGCACCATCTGTGGGTGCCCCCACTATCACATAGTTTTGATCTTTGAATGGTTCTACCCCGCAAAATGTTCTGGGTAGCTGAAAAGGCATGTGCATGGTTATTCCTTCTTGCTGGCCATGTAGTTGTCCAAGAGACCCTGGATGTTGGCAGCACCTGTGGGGTTGGCACTGTGAACATGAAACTGAAAATCATCAGGCATCAGGATGCCATCCAGATCCAGGTTCACCAGCCACTTGGCAAAATCCATGCCAGTGGGCTCTTGGTTGCCCAGGTCATGATCAAAGCTGATTATGTTGGGCCATCCCAGATCAGAGATCACATTCACAGCCTCTTGCATGCTGCGACACACAATCCAATCATCTGGATTGCCCATGTGAACCCCGCTGGGATCACGCACATCATCCAGGAACAGTTTGTAGCTCATGATTGATCTCCCATCATTCTTGTATGATACATGCTATTGAGAGTATGTCAAACTCCCAATATGGCTCTCACAATGAACTCAAATGCTGCGCCCAAAAATGCTGCTGCTGGAATGGTGAGGAACCAGGCCATGTCTTTTTGGTCTCGGAAATACCAGGTCTTGTAAAATCCAGCATTCTCCCAATTGGCCTTGGTACGTTCGGCCCGCCACGTCATGCCAAACCGTCTATGCCATTTTTCACAGCACCAATCAAGGGGACGATCGAGATCGTCCCAGGTTTTTCCATGCAGGGTCACTTGCCAATTCATTTGGGTCATCATAAACTCCGAGAAACTTAGCCTAAACAGCAGTGTAGCTTGGCATCAATCACATGCGTCTACCAACCGAGATCGTCGCCGAGAACAAGATATCGATCTTGGTGAATCTCATAGCGTTTTCGTGGCTAGGATATCATACCATTGCCGCCAGGAACAGCCGCCCGATGCGTAAACAGTTGGATAGCCGAAATGATCGTCGACATTGACCGCGGATGGTAGCATGGACATTGGTTGGTCTTTCTTGCAATTATTTGATCATGTTACGACAATTGGTGAACTACTGTTGGTCTAAAGACACAACAGGCTTCCGCGTGAAGGCTAAAACATGTCATCCCCAGGTCAATTGGAAATAAACCTGTGTTTCTAGATCCCAGGGATACTTGATCTTTTGTGATTCCATCCAAGCAGCAACAGCATCTGTCAAATCCACTCCGCGGACATACCACACCTGCGTGCCGTCCGCATATATCACGGCAGGCCCATCCAATCGATGGCGTTGGCCATCAACATACCACTCCTGCCTGCCATCCGCACGTATCACAGCAGGTCCATCCGATCGATGTAATCGGCCAACTACATACCACTCCTGCCTGCCATTTGGTTGTATCACAGCAGGTCCATCCGATCGATGTAATCGGCCATCAACATACCACTCCTGCCTGCCATTTGGGTGTATCACAGCAGGTCCATCCGATCGATGGCTGAGTTTCTATCATGGCGCGAACTACCACGCCCTAAAGGGCTGTGGCTTCCTGCTTCATCGTAGTAGCTTGACATATCTACCATCATTTGAGATCGATGTATATATGAACATGTTGTTGATATCTAAATGATACCGGTGTAGTGTATTTGCGTTTGAACCGCGGAAAACAGCACTTGTTTTCTTGATATTCTTTGACTACACAATCCAATTCTTTCAAGCTCTGTTGTAGCAACTGGCTGTGTGTGTCGTTTAACCAAGTGTGTTGTGTTTTGAGTGCTGTGAGTTGCTTGCACATGTCAAACTGCCACACAAATGTTTATTAATTGATGTTTATCTTGAGAAAGTGATTATAGAGGAATCGCACTGACCTACCCACAGACGTCATCTGTTGTTCTTGACTTGCGGTAGGATAGATGCGATATCTGTATCTCAATTTCATATCATAGCTATTTGTATAATCTATTCAACAGCCGCTATCCATCTAGGGCCTGAAGGCACCTGGCTTTCCGCGGCATAATTATAATGGAGCATCGTGGTGGGGAGCTCGCGCTTGATCAACATGCTAGGGCGCTTTCGCTGTCGAGCGGCGAATAAGGAGGTCTGGTCGATCGATCCCGGTGAGGTTCTTGATTAGCTGCTGGGCCTGGGCCACGGTGTTGGCACCAACGTAGTTGCCCTCATTCTCCAGTTTGTACCAGAGGATCTCCAAGCGTCGCTGGACCTCCTCGGCTGTAAGAAAGGATTCGCTCACAGCTTGTATGCCGCCAGCAGCCGCTCACCCACGCCGCTGTCTTCGTTGGACAGGCTCTCGCGCGGCACGGTGAAAAACAGCTTGGCACGGCCGTCGTGCCGAACGAAGTCCGCGGCCTCGCGCTCGCTGAATGCCACACCCAGGGCGGAGAACGGTCCGTTGTCCATCCACACCAAGGGGATGCGGCCCTCGCCGATCACCTTCGCCCAGTTGTCACCGGTGATGTCCTCGGACACTACAGGGCGGGCGTTGGCCAGCAGCCATTCTTCTTTGCTTATCGTGGTCGGGTTAACGTAAAGTCCCATGATCGCTTGCTCCTATCGCTGGTTCAGCATAGCACGATGTGGCCACCTGGCTACCAAACTGGTCTCGGATTTCCTCGTCGCTTACACCATAATCTTCTCGCACATCATGCAAGAACACAGTGCTGATGGTTTCCTCAGGAAACTCAAGACTAGGAGCCAAGGTGCGCACAAAATGTGCAATACTGATCTGATGATCAAACTCGGGAGTAAACCCATCCTTGCGAACGCCAGTGTGATGGCTTTTGCCAAACTCCAGAGCTTCCAGTGCCTGGAACCATTGCCTGCCCTGCGGCCAATAGCGCAGGCTGATTTGTCGTTTTTCCCACTGTTGCAGCGGCATTGGTGGTTACTCCTGTTTCTACATCATCAGCATAGCATGGCTACTGGCATTGTCAATGGGTTTTTCGCCAAGTGTCCATGCGCCAGTGTTGAAATTCCATGGGGCTGTGCTTGGCCAGAATGTGGTAGGCAATCAGGGCATGAGGCTCACCACGCTGCCAGCTCTGATAAAAGGCTTGAACTGCCCTATCATCGCCAGCCAGTTGGGGAACCACAACTCCCAGATCAGCAGTGACACCATCAGCATCATCCCAGCGTTGCACCTCAATGGCTGCATGGCAACCTGCATGGCCAGTCTCACTGAGACACCAGCCCTGCTCTGCTGCCATGATCTGGTAGCAGGGTAGCCAATCATCCAGGTCCCACATGTTCAGCGCACCAACCTGATGCGCAGGGGAGCAAAACCCAACAGCATGCTATCGCGCATGGCCGTCAGCATCAGCTGCCAGTCAACTTCCACAGTCTGACAAAAAATCACAAAAAGAGCAAATCCGGCCACATATTCCAGAATGCGCTTGATAGTAGTGGACTTGGGCATGTTGTGACCCTTCATGTTGCTAAACCTAGTTGATGTGTTCATATTCAGCATTATAGCACAGGTGTATGAGGTGTCAACTACTTTTTGGGCAAAACCTTCACATGCACCCTGGCCAGTCCCTTGTGTTGGAAACCCAAACGCTGAGCCACAGCCTGACTAACATCCAGTCCTCGGCCGCGAACATAGGGGCCTCTGTCGTTAACACGAGCCAAGACTTTGCGTTTGCCATGGGTGATCAACACCCTGGTGCCCAGGGGCAATGTGCGATGCGCTACTGTGAGTTTGCGATGATGGAAGATCTCGCCGCTGGCGGTGGGTCTGCCATTCCAGGCAGCACCATACCAACTGCTGGTGACTGTGGCAGCAGAGGCATCAGGTATGGCAGCAATCCAAGCAGCAGTCACAAATGCACACAACTTGTTCATGATTGTTTCCTTTGTAGACCGACAATAGCATGAAATCTCCCATTGTCAAGTGTTATTTTTGCCTGGTTATCACAGTAGTTTTGTTGTATAGACTATTTTTAAATATTTGCATGATGGAATTTTTCAAATTTGTAGGCGATGTGGGCTTTCCCATCGCAGCCGCAGGTGGTGCTGGTTATTTTGTATTTCTAACTCTCAAATTCATTCTGGCAGGAGTCACCAGCAGCATCAAGGGATTGGGTGGCATAATCATGGCCCTGGACAATCGTGTCAAGACAATGAATCATGACATTATCAGGTTGGATGTGCTCATGAGCCATACCCTAGGAGTCAAACCAGATGTCACCAGAATTGCGCGTGCCAATGGCAAAGATGACGCACGCAGAGATTGAGCAAGGAATAAATCATGGGTAGTTTGGTGGAAACCATCTTGAAAATGTTTACCAAAAGCAGCAAAGCACCAGCCACTGGCAGCAGGTCAGAGCGTGAGGCTAGGATCAAGGATAAGGCTGGCTTGGTGATCAATTTGTTTGCACTGTTGCTGGCACTCAATGCCTGGTATGGTGGCAAGCTCAGCAGTGTGATACTCAACAACACCATTGGTGCCAACAATCAGTGGAGTTGGTATCAGGCCAAAAATGTGCGTGGTGTGATTTATGAAACTGCTGCTGTGCAAACAACTGGTGCAGATCATGATAGACTGGCGGCAGAAGCCCAACGCATGAATGAAGAAAAGCGTGAAATTGCTGTGAAGGCCAGCAAACTGGAAACAGAAAGAGATGAGGCCAAACTGCGCAGTCCCTGGATTGGATATGCCAGCACTGCCTATCAATTGGCCATTGTGCTGTTGAGTGCAAGTATTCTGGCAGTGAGCATGCCCTTGTTCTGGGGCAGTTTTGCAGTGGCTGGAGCAGGACTGTTGCTGAGTTTGAATGGATTGTTTTTGTGGTTTTAATAGGAACAGAGTAAATGGATCAATTGGCAGAACTCATCAGCAAATATGGATTTCCCATTGTGGCTGCAGGTGGCATGGGATGGATGATTCACTATGTGTGGACCTGGGTCACCAAAGAAGTCAAGCCCGTGCTGAGTGAAGCCAACAGAGTATTGATTGCACTGATCGACAGGATCAGAATGTTGGACAATGATCTGATCAGACTGAGAGAGAAACTCACCATGGTTCAGGAACTCAAGCATGATCACAAGCAAGATGATCTACAAGAGGATTTGGCCAAGGTTGATGTGATTCCCACCAAGATCAGCAAACCCCTGGATGGCAAAATGCCCAGTGCCAAGAGTTCAGCCAAAGTGGATGAAAGCAGCACCCCCTGATCATTTGCTGGTGGCTCGGTATATTCCGTCCCAATCCTGGGGCAGATCCTGTGAGTTCATGTGCTGACATCTTTCAATCCAGATTTGATAATATAGATCCATTTGTTGATCAAATTCGCCCATGAGTTGATCACACATTTCCCTAGCTTGTGTAAATTTTTGATTTCTATACAAGTGCATCATGAGATTGTGTTTGTTTCGGGCCAGATGATATTGAGGCATGTGTTGCCTGGGAGTCTTAAGCAAGGGCGTATAAATGTTCAGTCCCACAGTTTTGCCTTTGACTGCAATGCAATCCAGTTCCAGACAAAAGAAATCATCTTTGACTGCCTGGTAGGTATCAGGCCCCAGAATCACCAGAACTCCATACCCCTTGGTTTGACTTTCCAGTCTGCTGGCCACACTCACTGGATCACCCAGCACATCATATCCCATCTTACCCTGGCTGCCAATGTTGCCCACCAATATTTTGCCAGTGTTGACTCCTGCGCCCATGCCCACTTGAGGCTTGCCACTGGCTACAAGTTTTTGATTGAACTGGTGCACAGCTTGTATCATTTCAATTGTGGTTTTCACAGCATGATAGGCATGTCTTTGATCATCCAAGGGGGCACCATGAATGTGCAAACTGGCATCACCAATAAACTTGATCAGACAACCATTGTTGTCAAACACTGGTTGTGCAATGGCTGTCATGTATTCATTCATGATGGCAGTAAAGCCTTCCACGTCCTGGTCATATTTTTCTCCCAAGCCAGTGAAGTTTCTCATGTCTGTCATCACTGCTGTGAGCATTTTTTCCTCGCCACCCAATTTTATCAGTTCTGGATTTTTCTGCAAGCGTTCCACAATCACAGGACTCACATAACTGCCAAATTGCCGTTTGATCTGTTGTTTGAGAAAGAATTCAGTCAGGAATTTCACAACATACACATGCAATCCCACACAAATCAATACCAGTGCAGGAAAGGTGACATCTATCAGGACACTGGCTGTGGCATACAGCCACATGCTGCCAGAGATACTGCCTGCCAACAACACAATCATGCTAGCTATGCCCACATACAACCATCTGCTCAGCACAATCAGCAATGCTGCTGCTATTATACTCAGGAGTATTTCTGCTGCATCAGCATAATCAGGCCTATCAATGGACACTTGGTTGAGCAGTGTGGCAATCACAGTTGCCTGAACATCCTGTGGAAATTTAGCGCCCATGCTGGTGGCCACTGGATTGGCCACGGCTGTGGCACTGGCGCCCACTATCACAACTGCCCCTTCAAAATCCTCAGGCAGATTCATCATGCTGGCAGTGCGGTAGCCCTGGCTCCAGTCAATCCAGATCCTGCCCAGACTGTCAGTGTTGATGGGTCCAAAGCGAGGTATTCTCAAGGCTTCAACTCCCTGTGCATTTAGTTTGACCTGGAATGATCGGTCCAGAGCCAGTATGCGCAAGGTTTCCAAGCTCACATGGGGATAAAGATTTTGATTTATGCTTACAACCAGGGGCACACGACGATTTACACCATCCAATTCAGGCAGCTGATTGGCAATGCCCACTGCGGCTGCTGACTGCTCCAATCTGGCTATATTGGCAATGATGCCAGGATAGCCATGAATGCGATCCAGGTAATCATCATTTATCACCACTGCCCCTGGTTTCCTGGCTGTGTTTTTGTTGTGATTGCCAGGCACACTCACCAAAATAGTGGGCAACTGTTTGAGCACCTGTTCTAATTGAACATCCTGTGCCTGTCTGTCCTCTTCACTCATGAGCACACCAAACACAACCAAACCTGCATTTCTTTCATACAACTGTTGTATTAGATCTGCATACACACCCCTGGCAAATGGCCACTGTCCATGATGATCTATGGCTGCTTCATCTATGTTCACCACCCACAGATTGTTTTGTGTAGTGGGTTTGCTGGTGATAAGAGTATCAAAATATCTCAATCTCACACTTTCCACAAAACTGGGATCCCAGATTCTCATGCCCAAGAGTAGTGCCAGGGTCAACAAACAGCCCAGCACATGAGTGAATATTTTTTTGAGTTTGTTCATTGATTGATCCTCACTGCGCAACCAGCCAACACAATACAGGTTTGCTGTATTTCTATGTTTTGGCTGGTACTGCTGGTTTGATTGAGTTCTATGGTGACGGCGCCACCATTGTTCACAGCTTGCACCCTGGCAGCATGAGGCATGTTGCCACTTTGGGTGACTGTGATGTTGTTGAGGCCACCTTGTGCTTGACTGTCCAAATAATGAGTTCCATTGCCAGTTTGTTGCAAGGCCACGATGTTACTGTCACCATTTAGGGTCTGGAACGCAGTTTTGGTGCCATCTTGAGTTTGACTGATTCTCACTGTGTTGTTGCTGCCTGTGACTGTGGTTTCCGCATAATGACCACTGTTGGTTTGACCCTGATTGTTCTGCAAAACTGTATGCATATTGTTGTTGCCAGTTGTGCTGGTTCTGGCATAATGTCCGCCGCTGTCAGATGCCAATGCTTGCCCAGCAGACGTGGTGCCCTGCAACACCTGCACCTGATTGCTGTTGCCAGTGATGTGCAGATCCACTCGTTTCGCTGTGGCACCATTTTGCAGGATGGTCACTGTGTTGCTGTCTCCATTGATCACAGCATTTTGATCTGTGGTGCCTCTCACCAAGTTGTTGCCTGCCATTTGTTCAATGTGAACCATGTTGTTGCTGCCCAGTTGACTCACATACACTCCTGAAGATTGCAGGGATTGTTCTTGTTTTCTTGTGAGTATTCTCACTGATTGTTCAGTTGTGGGTTTCACAGGACTCACAGTGCTCCAGGCACTGCTGGGCACAATCACAATGCCACTGCCAATGTTCCAGTTCAATTGCATGACTGCACCTCCACCATTCTCATACCACCATATTTCCACTGGATAATATTGTCCGCCCTGCAGAGTGATGGTGCCTGACCCATTGTAATAGCTGGGCCCCTGCTCTTGCCAGTTGTTGATCACCACACTGTTGTTGACGGTGAGATGGAATCCGTCATCAGATCTATCATAAAAAGTCACTGATTGTGCTCCAGCACCAGGCCAAAGCACATATCCTGTGATGTGAATGATTACTCTGTCGGTTCTGCCACTGTTGAGAATGCTGCCTCCACCAAAATCATAATTGAGTGTGGGAAGGGTACCTGAAGCCAATTGCGCAGTGCATGTGGTGCATCTGCTGGGAGTGGCACCAGTGCCTGCATAAATCACATAATTTAATCCAGCATCTGCTGATGCACAGTCTGGAAACACCAACAACACAAGGAATATTATCAAAAACTTCATGGACTTTGTCTTATGATAAATGTGTTTCCGCCCACAGTGCCCACCTGTGTGGTGGCATTGTCACCATTGTGACTGATGGTGACATTTCCTGTGCTGCCATCCAAAAATCTCACAAAACTTTGTCCATATCCAGGTGTGGCTCTGCTGGCTGTGGTGGCGCCGGTGGCGGTGGTTTCCACCACAATAGGCACCGCTGTGCTTTTGTTCACAACTGATTCTTTCATTATCAGTTGTGAGGGCACATCAGAAGTATTGGGATTGTGCACAGGTTTGCTGGAAACCACAAGGGCATCCTGGTTAGCTTCTTGAGAACCAGACGCTGAGGATTTGGCTAATCCTTTCAATCCTGGTGGGGGAACAACAATCATGAGATTGTTTATATTACTTTCCGAGACCTGAATTCTGCTGGGAGGTGTTGGCGGAGTGTGGGCATTGGTAACTGTGGTTGCTGTAAATGGCTGGTCCAGTTCCACCATACCTGCTGGATTGCTCACTTGTATTTTGCCTGTTCTGCAAACACCAGCCTGATCACAACTGGGAACCAATACAACAAAACTTTCTCCTGATTCAGCCACAGTCATGAAAAAATCTGTGCCTCTCACAGCAATACTGGCTGTGGGAGTTTGTAAATCCACTTTCTGCTGATTGATTTTGGCTATCTGGCCACTGGCATATCTCACTGTGCCCATGCCCACTCTGAGAGTGACTTTGCTGTTGTCTCCTTGTCTGGGATCATACACATATTCATCAATAACCAATCTGCTCTGCTCAGTGATGCTGATCTTGGTGTTGTCCACAAACCTGAGTTTGGCGCTGCCGTTTTGAGTGACAATCACATCCATGTTGGCCAGGGATGTGTTCACAGCAGCTTCCAGCAAATTACCAGATCTCTCGATGTTGCCAGGAGATCCAGTAATTTCTGTTATATTTCCAATGGGATTAGCACTAGCAGCAAAACCTATTACAACAAATGCTAGAGCAGCTAGCAAAAGTTGCATGATATCAGTTGCCGGTTCTTACAGTAAATGTATTACTGGTTCCATTCACATTCAAGTTTACAGTTGTTGCATTGCTGCCTGATTGCACAGTTGTAATATTGTTGCTGCTGCCTGTGATGTTCATGGCCAGAATATGACCAGTTCCAGCAACACCAGCTAGTGTGTTTGTGACAGTGTTGTTGTCACCATTCAGTGTGGCAGCAACATTGGCATTGCTGCTTTCCACAACAGTGGTGATTGCGTTGGTGTTGCCAGTCACCACTGTATTGGTTCTATTGGCAGTGCCAATCACAGTGGTGCTGATCATGTTGGCATTGCCTGTGATGGTTTCTGTTATGCTGCTGTTGCTGCAACTGCCAGTGGCAGTGACACCAATACCACCACATTTGGTTGTGGTTGTGTTGCTGTTGCCGTTGACGGTGCTAGTATATGTGTTGGTATCACCTACAACAGCATATTGTGCCTGGTTGGTGGTGCCAGTCTGTCTCACAGTGATGGTGGCGCTGTTGCCTGACACACTGCTGGCCCTGTCAGTGCCAGAGCCCACCTTGTTGGCTGTGCCCACTTGTTCGATTGTTGTGGTTGAATTGTTACCCAGTTGATCCAGATAAACTTCATTTGCCTCACTGGTGCTGGCAATCATACAAACACCCATGAGGGCCAGTAGTATAGCAGTTTTATTCATTTGATTGCTCCTTGAATTCGTGTGTCAAAATCCCAATGACCTTTGTTGGCACCCTCTTTTATCAATTGAATCACAGCAGCTTCAATGGCAATTTGTATGGCCTGATTGCGACTTTCGTTTATGCTGGCTCCAATTTCCGCCTCCACAGCTCGGGTACCCGCATCTATGAATCTCAACACACCAGCATTGTCCATGTAACTCATGATGGTTTTGGTGACTGTGACATTCACCAAAACTTCTCCGCTGCTGGTGCTCACTGCTCGCAAATTGATGGTGACTGTGTCCTGTCTGTACTGAGTATTGCCTCCAATACCCAAAAATCTTGCACCCATTCCACCTGTTTGAGTGTTGTTGTCATACCCTATGATTCCACCTTCCATGAGCAAGCCTGCAAACAACAGTGGAGGCACAGGCTGTGCATTGGCTCCCTGGTAGAGTTCTCTCATCTGACGGATCAGTTGTCTTTCCTTGATCAAACTTTCAATGCCCACACGTTCAATCACCCTGAACCATCTACGGTTGCCCACCTCTGTGAGAGCTTGCATGAGATAGGCTTCGGCTCCCTGAGTAACAGCACTGCTGAAGCTGGCAACTCCTAGAGTATCTTTGCGTTGACCAGTTTTGTCCTGAAAATTATACACAGCCACAGTGATGGGACCACCTCTGGGTGGCAACAGTTGATTTTCATTGAGAGAATAAAATTTACTACTGCTGATAGCAGGAGGTTTGGTAATGTCGTGATCAGTTACTGTGGCAATTGTAGCTACAGTTGCACATGCAGAAATCCAGGGTAATACAATAGCCAATTTGATCCATGATTTTGCCATTCAAAATGCAATACTCCCAATGGGAAGGATAACCCGGGTGGTACTACCATAGGTATCCACAACTGTGAGATTTATGTCATTGCCCACTCTTGCATAGGCAATCACATTGCCGCCCAAGCTGATACTGCCACTGTTGCTGGGATTTTCACCAAAAATTGCCTCGCTGAGCCTTTTGGCCAATTGCTGATAAACTATACTTTGCAAATTGCCCACAAATTGGTTTACAGGATTGGTGAGTCTGGCTCTTTCCTGAGCTGCCAATTCCTGTGCCTGTTTGTCTTTTTGCTTTTGCTGGCCCTGGATCTGCAATTGCTCAATAGTCAGCACATGGCTGCTATAGCCTACACCTGTGAAGCTGGGACTATTGAAACTGTGTACCAGTTCACCTGCCTGAGCAGCACTGGTGATCACAAGGGCTAGAATATAAACCCACAGTCGCATGCAATATTTCCTTGAAGACCAATTTCTTCGTGGAAATATTTACATGCAACTGCAAGTTGTTATCTAGTTGATAAGTACTGTTGCCTAGAAGGCAAAGAACTGGGGATCCATTTCAATTGCCACAGGCGACACTGGCTTGTAGCCCTGATGAGCAATCACTTTGTTGCTGTCTACAGGTTTGCGACCAGGTCCCAGACTCCAGGTGATGTGATACACACTGCCATCAGGCCTGCTGGTGCTGCCATCAATCATGAGCACCAGTGCCTGAACACCCATGAGGTCATCCACAGTGCCCACAACTTGAGCTTGTGTGGCTGTGGGCAGGGGATATTTGTCATCCACGCCAAACTTCAGTGTGCAGTGGTGTGCAATCACTCGTTCATAAACAGGAGGGAACAGTTCCAGCAGTTTGTCCCTAGTTTGTTCATCCAGGCTCCAGCCCACATATCCTTTAGTCATTTGCTACTCCATATTTTTTCAGCTCACGATGATTGAGCTGGCGCTTGGTGGCACAATACACAGGATCTCCCCACGCATGTGTTCGGGTGGTGAGGTTGTAGGTGCTGTTCTCACCAGCACGGCTCACAGTGGCTTCCAGGATCATATCATAGGCGGTTCCGCCCTCAGTGATCTCATAAACCTTGCCAGTGATCTTGTCCACACGGCTAACCTTGATTACGGGCGGAATAGGTTTCACTTCCACCACATACCAGATGCCTTCCTTTTTGCGCAGTTGTGTGCTGTCAGGCAAGGTGCGCTGGTGGGCCAGTCGTGCAGCCTTTTGTTCCTGCTCATAGGTGCGCCACCTGTTTATCCAGGGTCTGTAGTGAGGGTTCACCTCCAGCCTGCCAGTTTCAGGATGCACATAAAACCGTCTGCTGGTGTGCTCCAACAGCCTCACACCATAGCTGGTGATGTAAACTTCACCATCACGCATGAGAGTGTGGATTTCCACAAAATCATGGAGATGATCTCTCACATGCTGTTGTACAGGATTGTCAGCCCGGAGATTTTCGCTGATTTCGCTGTAGACATCGTTCCAAAACTTGCCCACGCGGCTGTTGAGAAACCTCAACAGAGGTGCCAGATTTTCGTTTAGTTGCTTTTCCACATGTTGGGAGACATAAGGCTTTCTCATGCCCTCTTTGCTGAGCATGTAGTCAGGATCCTGGGCACGACCAGGGCGAGGGCAGCATATCTTTCAACTTTTCTAGTTTTCCCTCTATGTCTTCTACAAGATCCATAGCCATGTTTATTTGGATTTCCAATTTTTGGCCAGGATCCATTTTGGAAAACTTGGGTATAACAACATCTCGACCAGGCTTGTTGTTGCTGGCTTTGCTAGATGGTGCTTTGGAGCCTGGTTTTGTTGGATTGAGAATTGGAAGTGGTTTGGGACCTTTGGCCATGAGACTACACCATGATTTATGCTATGTTGCAGTTATTTACCAAATAATCAGCTGGTTAGTCTAGTTCCCAGTATTCATGGGCCAATGAGCCATATTTTTCCCGGTTGAGTGCATAATACAAGCCATGTATATACACTTCCAGTTCATCCTCCATGGCCACAGCTAAATTTGTATTTGTGGGCTCATATTTGTCCACAAATGCCTCATGCGACATATAATCTCTTATATTGGGATTGACTAATTCATCAGGAATTACTATAGCACTATTGCTGTCTTGTACCAATTGCAGTTGGCGTGCTATATGTGTGATCACTGTGATCCTCGCCATAGCTTCCAAAGATTGAACAATCTCTTTGCGGTTATTGGGCAGAGTATTGTATAGATCAGTTGTCTGAAATTGCTTGATCCATTCAGCCACTTTGGCTCTGTAAATATTTGTTTTGTTCTGATCTACGCCCACATCCTCAGGGAACACCAGGGTAACATCATGTTTATTAGTGTATGTGAATGAACTTTTGCCATAGATGGGGAATATCAGATAAATTTTGTTGCCAAATTGTTCTGCTAGCCTATCATCTGTTGTGGCAAAGATGCTGTTGCTGCGCAGTGCAGTCATGCCACTTTTGCGTAACATGTCATCAAACAATTGTGCAGCTTCTTTGTTGCTGTCTTTGGGTTTCCTAGCCAACCAACTCCTGCCCAAAAAGGCATCTGGGCCCGTGCCGCCTCGCAACAGGAATTGGTTGGTTTCCTGCACAACACGGATGTATTCAGCACAATCTTCGCTGATTTTCTGGAATAGGTTTTTAGTGCTGCCTGTGATTCTTATGGTTTGTTTGCTGCCAGGCTCTAGAGTATCTGGTTTTAACTTGGCAAGTGATATGGGGTTATTTTTGGGTTTACCAACATTATCAACATCTTCACACAGCAAATCTCTGGCTTTCATATATGCAACTCCCGGGCTGCACATATTTAGGTGTAGGTTAGTTGCCAGGCCATCTGTTGTGACTGATTGGGAAACTGTATGTGTATTATTTGTTGATCATACCTGATTTCAGCATGTGCTCCCCAGTGGGAATTCAAGAACTGATTGACATACTTCCAATTTGTATGTTCCAAATTGTTGATCATGTTGATCCAAGCATGGGTATAATGAGATTGACGGTCATGCAACTCATGGAAAGTAACAGTTATGTTGTAGGGCAAGTTGTCGGGCACTAGTGATCCTCATAAATTCCGCACAGGCCCAGTTCTTGCAGTTTTTCCACAGTCATACCAGGCAGCGTGTATTTACAACTTACCCCACCTGGACCTTTCATATAAACATCAAATGGATCCACTTCTTGTGGTGGACCCATCAGGAAGATTTTGCCTGGGTCCTTGTCATGATACTCCATGAGTAGTATCCATGCTGACTCTAGGGTACAATTGGTTCGCCATGTCATTTGTTATAGCCTGTAAACAACTGCATCCAATTGTTGATGTTTTTGTTCATGCTGTCCCACAAATAGCGGCTGTTGACTGTTACTGTTTGTTTGACAACAGTTATATTTGGCATGTTATTCATGCTGCCAGGCATCCTGAGATTGTGTTTGCAGCTTGTGAATGATCCAATCCAGGGTCATGATCTTGGTAAGCTGGCCCAGTCTGGGACCATCCTCCTGATGCAGGATCATCTGGTAGAGCACTCTGAACCACCAACGCAGCTCTGAGAGAAAGTGCAGCTTGCCAGCCTCATAGAACACACTCTGAATCTCTTCTTCAGTGTTGTCATCACACATGTGATCCAGTTGAGATACCAACTGGTTGATACACTCACGCAAGAGCATGCTGCGAGCACGGATATCATCCAGCGGCATATCTTCAGGAACCAAGCCACGCACATACAAAAATGCAGCCAACGGATCACTTGTCACAACACAATTCCTATACTATATCACAAGTGAGCATATAGCTTATGCTCACTTGTGTCAAGCTGTTTAGGGCTTGCCCGTTTGAGTAGAGGTGGTTTGCTTCTTGATCTCACGTGTTTCTTTTTCCATCCAGGCAGTGAGCAGCTCGATGCCAGGATCAACCACTGAGTTCACCCTGGGATGGTTGAGAACCTTCTCACCCATTTCGCTGGCAGTAATCAACAGCACTGTCTGACGGGTGGGTGTGATTGAGGCAATACTGCCTGCCAAAACAAACAACCCTGTGAATCCCCAAAACCAACGCCAAGCTTTGGTGCGCATGCTCCTGCGGAAGACCAGGTCATCCCCCTTGAGCTTATCGCTAAATCTATCAGTTTCATCGTGCATTACCAGCCAAACAACCATACACACCACGGCCAGGATGCCAAACATCACAGCAAGAAACGTGAGGAAATTGCCCACACTGCCTGTGACACCTGCCAGATAGATCAAAAAGCTGAGACTGTTCATAACTATGTCTTCCTATATTGAGATAAACTGTTTATGAGTGCATAATAGCAAAATTCACTATTAAGTCAATAAGTGTGCAGTTCGCGGATCTGAACCATCCCAACTGCTCTAAACGCTTGAAAGGAGCATTCAGCATGATATATTATATAATATATGAAACTACCAATCAAATCAATGGAAAAAAATATAGAGGCGCACATGTCTGTGAAGACCTAAATTATGGGTACCTAGGCAGTGGTACTAACCTCAAACAGGCTATGCGCAAATATGGCAAGCATCAATTCTCCAGAGAAATAATATACATGGCCTTTGATTATGATGCTATGTGGGCAGCAGAGGCTATATTTGTAGATCAAGACTGGATTAGTAGGCCAGACGTATACAATATAAGTTTGGGCGGAAGAGGATCCAGAGGATTTCAACGTCAGATAACAGATGAACAGCGCCAACAAAGGTCTCTTGAAGCCAAAGCCAGATGGTTAAGACCAGATTATAGACAAAAGAATTGTGCATCACAAAGGAGGAAGGCACCTCCTTCTCCTGAGGCAAGGCTCATCTTGAGCCTTGCCGGCAAGGGTATTGCCAACAGCACAGAACATAATGAGAACATCTCAAAAGGGCTTAAACAATTGTTCACCAATCCGGATGCACGATTGAAGAGAAGTGAACAGTCAACCAAATGCAATGCAAGGCCGGAAGTAAGGCACAAAATTGCGCAAGCTTTGACGGGGATAAAAAGAAGTGACGCAACAAGACAGAAGAGTAGATCAGCAGCTCAAAAGAGAGTTCAAAATCCCGAATACCTGGAGGCACAACGTATATCACAAACCAAGAGGTGGCAAGAATGTCCTGCCACCTGGTGGAACAATGGAATCAAAAACATCCGTAGTGTGGATAAACCAGGAGAGGAGTTTCAACCAGGTCGCATATCCTTTGGTACTTGGTGGACTAACGGTCAAAAAAGTGTCATGAGTATAGAATGTCCGGGAGATGGTTGGTCTCCCGGACGCAGGATAAACAAGGGTATTTGATGTCTTCCAAAAACTGAGCACTCATGAGTAATACTTGTTCAAGGTGTTCAGTGGAGACTTCCACTCCCTGACTCTTGGCCAAGCTTCGAGCCAGTCTGATGGAATTCTTAATTTGCCGCCCATTAATCTCATGAACGCACAGTTTGTCCACATCAATATTTGTGGGCATACCAGATGCTGAGAGTAGGTTCTGCCATACCTGACGTCGGTTAAGAGGTGTCAACTTGTCGTATTTGAGCGCAACACTGATTCTGCTATAAAATGCAGGATCAAATTCAGTAACCCGGTTTGTGGTGAGGAACATCACATCCTGATGGTATTCAGTCAACCTCAAAAATACACTGACGCAACTGTTGCGCATAATATCACCATGTCCGCGCTTCTCCAGGAAGATGTCAGCCTCGTCGATGAGGATCACAGCATTCCAGATCTGAGCCACATCCAGGATCTGACGCAGGCTCTTCTCCAGCTGAGCAGTGTCTGTGCCCAGCTCGCCTACTGCCACGCTGTAGAGCGGACGCTGGAGCAGTTCGCTCACACTTTCTGCTGTGAGGGTCTTGCCCACACCAGGATCACCATGCAACAGGAAGATGCAACCACCGCCCTTGCCGCTGATGATATCGCTGAACCCGCCACTGTTGTCTTCCACCAGGGCACGGATCATGGCCTTCTTCTCAGGATCCATCACCAGCTGATCATATGCCTCCGTGCGGAACTCAATGTCAGTTATGTCACTCACTGCAAAACGTCCCCACTGCTTGGCCATGAAGCTGAAGCCCTGAACGTAAGGGTCAGTCATCCACAGCTGATCTGCAGGAATGGTGGCCATGGTGTTGTTTTCGCTGTTGCGTCGCATGCGGCCACCATCCTGGAACTGATCGTAGGTGGTGAGGTCCACCATGATGCGGCCAGTGGCACGCATGGGCGTCCAATACGACCACTTCTTGACATCCATGTGACCAGTGAACTGCTTGTAGTGGCTGCCCACTGCCAGCTTTTCATACGCTGCACCACGCTGGGCAAGCTCTCGCTTCTGTGCCTCGGTGATCAGTGTGATGTTGAGGCTGTTGATGTCCTTGACGCCCTTGAAGGCATCCACCTGAGCACTGTCACGAGCAATGCCAAACTTGTTGCCAGTGCAGGTGATGTATTCGTATTCCACTTCCAGGTAGGTGCCAAAAAAGCTGGAGCGATAGGTGACATCACAGATGCGAGCACCCTGCAGATGATTGCCATGGATCACAATCTCCTTGCCAGGAGACAGCAGCATGCGCAGGCCTGCAAAGTTCAGCACACCACGGGTCACCATGTTGTTCACCTGCTCCAAGTACTGCTGATTTTCAGCGCGCACCAGGTTCACCAGGTCTCGCAGACCAGGAGTGCGACTGTTGTGTTGCAGCTCATGTTCCAGACTGGAGAGCTCATAGAACAGATCTGCAATGCTCACAACAGGTTCGCGATCATACAGGTTGGGGATCTCACGAGTGCAATCTCGAAGAGCAGTAATCAATCGGTCGTTCTTGAGTTCAACCATCTTTTCACCACCATCTTCTGTGGTTACCAGATTGTAGGCGCGTGTAGCAGCGGTTTTGGCAGACTTGGCGGTCTTGGCAGACTTGATTTCCATGGGAACAGTCTCTAGTGTTACAGTCTTGGTCACTTTGTAGGTCCTTGTTGGATTGCTAATATGTGTATGATAACACCCAGCCTGGGTGACACCCAGGCTGGGTGTGTCAACAGTTTTTACTTGCCAAACTGAGAGTTGAGCAGTGCAGTATCTTCAGGACGGCTGCAGACACCCAGGCTGGTGCTGCTACCATGGGCCTCAAAATGCACTTCACCGTCTGTGTTCACAGTGATGTTGACAAATCCAGCACCCAGCACATGGCCCAGATTGGCAGCCATTTGAGCATGACTGACCCAGGTAGGGAACATCACGCATGTGTCTGCAAGATCAGTCTCATAGACAATATATTTGATCATTCTGTTCATCTCAGTGGTTCCTTATTGTGTGCTAATACTAGCACACAATCCCACTATGTCAAGTGGGACCCACAATATCGCCCTGTTGGGTGGGGAATCTGGTGACATTGAGACTGTCCAAATGCTCCTGATAGGCATCTCTACCACCTTCTTGCATCCAGGCTGAATAACTCCATTCATACATCTGATACTGATCAGGCAGCAAACTCATGCCCTGATTATCTTCAAAGGTTTGACTGTATTCTGCAAGCCTGGGATCATCGGCACCTGAAAACCTCACATGAAAAAAGCCAGTATGGGCTTCACAGAAATGCACAGTTTGCACTTCCTGTACAATTAGATTGCGAGTTTGAAACCATTCCATTTGACGCATGAGGTTATCACTATCAAAATTCAGGTCTCTGATGAAATATTGCACAAAATATTGGTTTTTCTGAGCGTCACTCAGAATTTGTTCTGCATAGGGAAGACTCACAGTCAAAATCTCCTGTAGGGGTTGTTGTAATATCCTGGATTGTATCTGGGATACATAGGAATAGGTCTGGGTGGAGGCACATACACTCTGGGAGGTGGCACAACATACACTGGTGGAGGCACATACACTCTGGGAGGTGGCACAACATACACTGGTGGAGGCACATACACTCTGGGCACAGGTGCCACATAGCCCACGCATGCTGACATCATCAGCAATGACAACAGTGCAACCGCACGCATCATGAGGTGATGCCAGTGCTGCCAAATCCCCCTGTTCGGCTGGTACGTGCTTCTGGCTTGGTGGCAGTTTCTTCCACAATCATCTGTTGCACAGGCACCAGTTCACACTGAGCAATTCTGTCACCATGTTTGATTTCAAAACTCATTTCTGTATTGTTTACCAAGGCAACAAATGTTTCATGGTAATAGTCGCTGTCAATCACACCTTGACAATTGATGAGGTTGATGCCCGTTTTCACACTTAATCCGCTTCTGGGATGAATTCTCAGACTATATCCCTCTGGAATCTCAAAAATCAAGCCAGTGGGCACCAGCATTCTATGACCACCCCACAGTTCGATTTTTTGATTGCTCACTCTGCTGCTGGCGTTTTCATTATATTGATTAAAGATCTTGACCCATTCATTATCAGTCAAACATGCACTGATATCCCAACAGGCTGCCTGTTCAGTTGCTCTTGTGGGCAGAACAGCATGTGGTTGGGTCTTGTAGATCTTGAGAGTGGGTGTCATGATTGTTCTCCCTGGGGTTCAATTTCCACACGCAGGGGATGACCATTGGCCCTGGCTGTGGCCACAGTTTCATCACGCTTGGCAGCAGCCACTTCATACGTGTAGGTGGCCACTGGTGCTCTGCCCTTTTGGTGAATCAAATGTGTGATTTCTGTTGCTTGATCCAGATCTTTGTTGAAAAATTGCATGAGGATCAGCACAACAAACTCAAAATAGGTTTTGTTGTCGTTGTAAAAAATAACATCAAACATGCTGGGAGGCTGCACCTTGGTGGTGGTTTTCTCTACAGTTTGTGTTGTTGATTGACTATTACTCACGGGTTGTCTCCTGCTAGGCTAATGATAATCGTGTGAGCTGATTATGTCAAATGTGGTTGTATGGCTTGCCAGATTGTGTCCACAGCTGGCTCACCACCCACAATGCTGCTGTAGGGAATATCATAGATGTCCAGCAAATTTCTCACCAGGGTGTCAAATTCTCTAGCCTCGTGTTCATCCTGATTTCTGCCCACTGGATTGTAGGCAAAGTTCCTGGTCAACAGAAAATTTATGTTGTGGTATCTGTTGAAAACTTCCATGACCAGGTTGCTGAAATTGTCTCCCAGCGTGTTGGGTTTCACATAAACCAGGCCCAGGGGGATGGGACTGTCAGTGATCACCCAATCAAGATTGTGTTCCACCAACCTGGCTATGCGCCTCTGCTGTTTGGCAAACACATAGATCTGATCTTCCAAGATGTTGTATCGTCGTTCCCAGGTGAGGTCCTTGGCATATTCCTGAATTAACTCACACTCAATACCCACTGATTTCATGTGATAAAACAGCCCAGCCGCATTGGTACTCTTGCCAGTTCCGGGACCTCCAAAAATATTCAATACTTTCATTTGTTGTTTCCCTGTTTGTATCACAACTGTAAACTGAATGTCACAGTCAAGTCAAAGAAAAGGAGGAGGATTTGCATCCTCCCCTTGCATGGCTCAGGATCAGCCTTGTATGGCTGGTGAGGCAAGTGCATTGCCAATGGCAATTTTGCGTGGCTTGAGAGCTTCGGGAATTTCCTTGCGGAAATTGATGGTCAAGACCCCGTTGTTGAGATCACTGTCAGTCACATACACATATTGATCCAGGTAGAAGATTCTGGTGAAGTTTCTGCCTGCGATGCCCTTGTGCAGGAAGGTCCTGGCATCATCCTTTTGTACTCTGCCTGTGACAGTGAGCACACCATCATGTTCTGTGATGTCCAAATCTTCAGCACTGTATCCTGCCACAGCCATGCTGAGGCGGAATTCAGTGTCGCTGATCTTTTCTAGATCATATGGGGGAAAGCCCTGATTGCTGTTGTGGCGGATGTGATCCAGAACACGGAAAGTGGGTTCATATCCCACTGCGAACCTGTTGAGGTCACGCATGAGTTCATCCAGATACTTGTCGAGTGAAAGTGTCGCTGTACGCATGTTGATTCTCCTTGATAAAGCGAGATTTATATGTGAGCCCTCATTAGGCACTCACTGTGAACACTATGTTCACATGAATTATTTACATAATCTAGTCTACAAAGTCAATCTAGGCTGAGTAAATTTCCCCAAACCATTTCAAAAATGCTGGAATCCTGATCAAACATGCGAATTTCCCATTTGTGGAATTTTTGATTGTGGATACTGTTGCTTTTGAGTTGCCTATTTGCCCAGGCAACACTGTTGTTGCCATAACCACCTGCAATTATTTGATCAGTTATCTTGATGAATATAAAGTTGTGTGTGCAGTGATTGCTCAACCATCCCCCCATGGTTTCCTGTTGTTTGGCTGTGAGCGGTTCTGTGAATTCATAGGTGACGTCAAAAACTCCCTGAGGATCGGTCTTATACAACGGAGGCCAAGTATTCATGCCAATAATTATGCACAAAAGATTGTTAGGTCAACTATAAATAAACACATGAGATACGATGTTTTGCAATCCCCAGTTATTCAAGAAGGTGTTCACGATGTGGGCATTTTCAAGGCAGTGTTCATGGCTGGCAGCCCCGGCAGTGGCAAGAGTACTGTGAGAAGAATCCTATTTGGAGGCCTGGGCTTCAAAACTGTGGATGCTGATGAAATCCGTGCTGCCTGGATCAAGCTGGGCAGAGAAGGTGACTATCAGAAATATGGTGAGATTGTTCGCAAACAACGCCAGAGTTACATGGATCAAAGACTGGGCTTAATTTGGGACACCACTGCCTGGTGGTTGTCCAGCATCAAGGAAACCACTCATCAGCTACAGGACATGGGTTATGATGTGGGCATGGTGCATGTGTGGACACCCTTGGATGTGGCCATGAACAGAGTAGCCAGCAGAGCTCATCTCACTGGGCGCGAAGTTCCCGAAGAGGAAATAACCAAACGCTATCAGGCTCTCAAAGATAACACCAAACACTATGTGGAAATGTTTGGTGATCATTATTGGTTTGTGGATAACAGTGGTGAACAACCCAAGCTGGACAGAATACAAAGAAGTGTGCTGCGTTGGATTAAATCTCCGCCCAGCTCTCCCATTGCACAACAATGGATGGCTAGTCAAAAACTTGTTGGTCAACCACCCAAATAATCACTACCAAGGGTTTGGATCGTTGCCTTCCAGGTAGCGATCAATAATATATTGTTTCCATTGATCCAATCTCAGGGCCCAATATTCGCCATTGATGAGAATTTCTCTGCCATCTATCATGGCATTTTCCAGATCGTCTGATCTGGGTTCCAGGTGGTTCATGATAGCCTCATCTGAGAGCAAATCCTCTTTGGTTTTGTTGAACTCATCTGGTAATTTTAGAGGATTGCCATCGTTGAAATTGTTCTGGATTTCCCAAAACACATCATCATCATAATTGTACCCACTGATTTCCTTGCCCAGGGGAGTATCTCGCCATTCCGGCACATTATCCATCAACCAATTTCTCAATGAGATCATGAAATTGTCCTGCCAGCCAGCACCCACAAGTGAATCATAACTGCTGAGTATCAAATCCCCGACATTTGTGGTGAGCACATGAACTCCATTCTTGGGAAAAATACAATATATGTGGCTACCATAATTACTGGCAAAATCACGACTGGTGGTGGTGAAAATGCTGTTGCTTCTCAGTGCTTGGAAGCCATGGTTTCTCAGAGCTTGATCCAGTCTGTTGCTGATCTCTGTTCTGCTGTCCTTGGGTGCTCTGTCTTCTCTGCTGCGACCTTCAAAAACACTCACATCTGTTCTCAACCCTCTGTACAACATTTTGCCAGTGACTTTCATCACAGGCAGGAAGTCACTGCACTCTCTGTCCAGAATGGCAAACATTCTGGTCATACCGTTGTCAGGACGCAGTTGCATGCGTTGCAAATAGGACACCTTGAGATCAATGCGTTTCTTGAGTTTTTCCAGACTGTCCTGTAATTGTTGATCTTTCTGGAACATGCTGCTCAAACTTTCGCTGGATGCCAAACTGTCCAGCAGTTGATCAATTTTATTCTGGATGTCTTGTGCTCTGCGTAGAGATAGATCATCTCTGATTTTTTTCTCGCCAGGCTGCAGGAGAGAGGAGTTTTCCAAAAGATCCCATAATTTCATTTTAAATTGCACCGCATGTTTGAATTATTTATTTGGATTGAGTTCATTCAATCTTGGTTATAGATAAATGATTGTTCCAAAAACGTATTCCAAAGATCATACCTGAATGCCCAATATTCACCTCTGATGCGACACGTTTTGGAGGAAACAGTAAATTGATGGGCACTCAGTTGCTGTGGGTCAAAGGTGTTTATTATGGCCTGATCATTAATAAAATCAGTCAGGCTCTTGTCGAATTGTGGAGGGATCTTCCAACGATTACCTCTATAGGAGAATTCCATTTTCAATTGGTGAAAAATTTCTAGATAATTCTGTGCTTTGACAGCATTTCCTAGATCGTTATATCCTGATTCAGGGGTGTGGGATTTGACCCAAATTTTCAAGTCAAGAACGAATTCATCCAATTCTGACCGATCTGCAAAATTTCCCATAGTCAAGGGGAGATTGTTGTATTGGAGTATTTGGAATCCATTTTTGGGAAAAATCACATAAGTGATGCCCCCAGCCCTCCTTGGATCCCACTGGTCTGTGGTGACCCACATGCTGTTGGTGAGGAAAGCAGTGTAACCTGAATTCTTGAGAGCTTGATCAAATGTTTGTGTGATTTCTGGAAAGTTAATTTTATCTGGTACAAGGTATTCCGCTTCTGGCTGCGCATGTGCGTCAAACACTGAATCTTGTTGTTGGATACTGGTATACAGTAGACGGTGGTTTTCCTTGATCAAATTGATCCACTCACTGCATTCCTGTTGCAGTATGGGTATGATTTTCTTTTGGCCCTGAGTGGGCTTATCACCCATTTTATGCAGGTAGGAAATTTTCAAATTGATTCGATTGATTAGTTTTTCCAACGCTGTTTGAAGTGCAGTGTCTTGTTGAAATCTGTCCTTGAGAATTACACTATCGTTAAATGCCTTGTTCAATTTACGTATTTTATCCAGTATTGCAGTCAAATCTCTAGTGGTGATGTCAGTTCTGGTGCGTTTTGCACCAGGTGGCATTGGTTGATCGAACGATTGTTCAAATAGATCTAGTAATTTCATTGGCATCAATTCCAATAACTGTTTGGTGTATTTAGATGGCGAAAGCGATGATTTGCATCATCGCTTTTGACACCAACATTGAGGGAGGGATCATGGGCTTAATTTGGGCCACCTCCTTATCATGTTATCTGGATCCCTCTCCCAATTTTCAGCTTATGCCCAGGGATCCAATATGGCTTTTTTTCGCAACCAACGAATTCTGGCTTCAGCTTTTTTGCGGCGGCGCTTGGTGGTGGGCTTTTCATAAAACCTACGCTTGCGCAACTCTTTGGTAATACCTTCCTGATTCATTAGCCTCTTGAGGCGGCTCAATGCACCTTCCAGGTTACCATTCATAACTCTAACAAAAAGTCCCTTTTTGTTAAAAGTATATTGATCGTCCATGTTGTATTACCTTCTACTGAACAAACATAGTGTAGAGGATTAGGATGATTACGTCAAAATTATTAGCTGATTTTGTTTTCCAACATGCCCATGTAGGCATCATAATTGTGCCCTGGCCAGGTGTGAAATCCATTCTTGGGAGTGGTTCTAAACTGATCCCAGAATCCACTGCCCATGATGTGAGCATTGAACATTTCCATGACATTTTGTTCAGTGTCATTGAGGTGATTCATGCTATGATTGATTTCCTTCACCATTTCAATGCCTGGTTCTCCACCATATGTGGCATTGGCTGGCAGTCTCTGCCTGCGTGGCTTCTTGCCGCGATAGAGACTTTCTATGTCGCCGCCTTTGAATATGTCAGTTTTGTACCAGTTGGGCTTGCCACCAGCATCCTGCACATATTCAATCACCACTGTGTCAATCATGCCAGCCCATTTGGGTTGATTGAGTATGGATTTCATGTTGCCCCACACATCCTGATCAAAACCATTTATGTAGAGCACATTGCCTTGCCCGTGACCCACACCTGTGCGCCACTTGGCACCCTTGTCCCAGACAATTCTCAGGATGCCTTGCTTGTAGGCTTCCCAGAGTGCTCTCACAGGTTTGTTTTGAATATAGTCAGGCAATCCCAACTGATGCTGATGCTTCACCAGCCAGTCTCTGTGATTGCGTTCGGGTGTGATATCCACCAGCTTGTGGTTGATATAAAAATAGGCGTCGCCCAGTTCTGCTGGGCGAGCGCCTGATTGTTTAGCTTCTAGTAATTCCAAGATCTTCATAGAGTTATTTATTGGCTCTATGAGGGAAATTCCTACTTGCTGTTCACTGCGATGGCTGTGACACTGTTGAAGGGGCTGCCATCAAGCAGCTTGGTGCTCCACACAAGGTAGACCTGGTATAAATAGTTTATTACATGTGTAATAGACAAGACAAAGGAGAGGAGACATATGTTCCTGCAGAACAAATATACTAAATGGTATTTCAATATTGTGAATAATGCTCAAGGTCGCAATAGATCAGATCTTGCATTGCCCATGGAACGACATCACATTATACCAGATTGTATGCATCTGAATAGAAGACGCCACGGACCACCAGGGACTGTTCGGGGAAATCCAAATAACCCCAACAATTTAGTTTATCTAACCATTAAAGAACACTTCTTATGCCACTGGCTATTGACTAAAATGGTTGATTCACAATATCTCAGACCGATGCATTATGCACTCCATAGGATGACATTTTGTCGTAGATCTAATACCAGGCTCATTGCAGGCTGGCAGGTCTGTAAAGCTAGAACGGCGATTCTTGCAGCAACAGTTGGACGCTCTCTATCAGAGGAAACAAAAAAGAAGATTAGCGCCTCCAAGATTGGTAAACGCAAAGGTCTTAAGCAATCACCAGATCATGTTCAAAAAAGAGCTAACTCTCTTAAAGGAAAGGCTAAATCAGCAGAACATAAATCGAATATATCTCAATCGAAAATGGGCAAGACATCATATATTCGAACAGATGAGACCAAGGAAAAAAATAGGAAATCCAGGATTGGAGCGGCAAAAGATTACAAATGGTGGAATGACGGAACTAAATCTACCTTATGTCCCGTTTGTCCAGGAGAT